CTTATCAACTCCAAACTCACAGGATTATATTTGATATGCAGTATTATCCTGATAGTGGAACTATTGATGGAAATAATTATAGTGCCATTACCGAGTATATGCCCTGGACTGTTTCCATTTCCAAAACAGGTTATATAACCAAGAATATTAAGATAAATCAGACCACGCCTGTAGACGAAATAGTAAAACTGGAAAATAGGAGAGAGGTATGAAAGAGCAGCCTAAAACCGAAAAAACTACTCTCAAAGAAGAGGAGTTAAGTTTACTTAGTCAAATTTTATATCGTAGCCAATGGAATGGCGAACAATGGCAACAAACCATTACGCCTCTTATCAATAAACTGGCTAAGATGATTGATGAACTTAAGAAACCAGCTAAAAAAGCTGAAAATAAATAATGCTATAATTATTTATGGCTGAAAAACTGATTAAGCCCAAAAAGATTAAGGGGAAAATTACTACATTATTAACGATTAGGTATGAAGGAATAATGATTTATGTCCGCCGGATCAATGAAGATATTTTTGAATGGCTACTGCCATATAAGGGAGAGATTTATTCTAACTATATGGTTATTACTCCGGACAAGGGGAAAAAGAAATTAAACAAAGGACAGACTAACACCGCTTGTCAGATGATTACTGCCGGGGCAGGGGCAACAATAGATATGCTTTTAAAGAAGAAGAAAAAAAAGAAAGTTGCTAAGAAGCCTAAAAAAGTAGTAAATTAAATATATGCCACAAGCATTTGAAAACTGTATTAAAAAAGGCGGCAAGGTGCGTACCAAAAGAGTCAATAAAAAAGAATACATTAAGATTTGTTTTTTAAATGGCAAGAGTTATGCCGGTGAAACCCATGCTTATAAAAAAGTTTTAAAGGGGAAGAAATGATAGACGAAGAGCAAAAAGCCAAAGATATTACTGAAATGGATTATGATGGACTGGCTAAACAGATTGACGCTGAATTTAATTTAGCATGGAAACACCAGAAGCCTAAAAAGGATGAGTGGGAGATCAGGCTTAAACTTTATAACAACCAGAAGAGGAAGAAAAAAGCGGTTGGCGATACTACCCTATTTACCATCCAGCAGACTGTTTTAGCTTCTTTATATATTGACCGGCTAATGGCAAACTTTAGTGGCAGGGAAGAGGGAGATGAAGAGGTGGCGGAAAACTTAACCGCTATGGCTGAATATGATTATGAGGATATGGAAAAGGATATTCTGGATTATGTTTGGATATGGGACGCTTTGTTTTTTGGCAGGAGTATTTTATATCTCCACGAATACGAAAGAGATCCGGAGAATGAGATTTATTTACCCCTACCGGAAAACATTGATCCGATAACCTTTTTAAGAGATCCTAATGCCATTTCAATTAACGGCGACAGAAAAAATAGAGGCAGTTGTAGGTTCTTTGGTCGGGATATTCAGTTAACTGAACAGGGAATTGAGGAATTACCCCACCGGACTGATAACTTTAAGATGAGTGAATTAAAGATGACTACCGGGACAGGGAGTAAATCGTTGTTAAGGGACGCTAGAGAAGCCAGAAACGAAGCACAGGGGCTACAAAGTCAAAACTTAGACAGCGAGGAAGATTTAGGAGTGAATAGTTTTTATGATGTAACCGAGTGGCATACTAATTTTAAAGTAGGAGAAAAGATAACTAAAGTTAAAGTTTGGCTGGCTAATGACCGGTCTAAGGTAATTGGGTTTAAGACAATAGATACTCCTAAGTGGGAAGCCATAGACAGACCGCTTTATCCGACTTCATATACTTGGGATGGCACATCAGTTCCGGATTTGGTTGAAGATAAGCAAAGGGCTAGGGCGGTGGCTCAAAACTTAGGGCTGGAAGCTATGAAGGCTGATCTTTATCCTATGTATATTTATGATTCAAACAAGATTACCAACCGGGGGGATTTGAAATTTAACTTTAATAAATTTATTCCAATGGATGCTAAAGGTCAATCAGTCGGCGACGCTATTATGCCAATGATGAAAGCCAGACCAAACTTACAGCTATTGGATTTTATTTATAATTCGCTTGATGTATCAGCCCAAAAAGCAACTGCTACCCCGGAGATTCAGCAAGGGGCTATGTCGCAACAAGAAAGAACACTAGGAGAATTAAATTTAATCGCTTCAAAGGTAGATACTAGGTTTTCTTTATCCGCTAAGATATTTGGTTGGAGTGAAAAAAGGTTTTGGCAACAATGGTATCAGCTTTATAAAGATAATTTTACTGATGATATTGACGAAAAGGTAATCAGGTTAGTCGGGGCATTTGGGGCTAAGTGGCAACCGCTAACCAAAAAAGATATTGTAGCCAAACTTGATCCGGATATTCAGATTGAAAGTGAGATACTAAGCCGGGCTAAAGAGTTAGAGGAACGCCAGTCATTAACTCAATACTTTTCTTTAGCTTTACAAGAGCCGGGGACAAACCGCCGGTATGGATTAAAGAAACTAGCCAGATTAAACGGCATGGACAAGGATGAGATTGACCGGTTATTCCCTCCAACGATTGATGAAAGGATTGCCGAACAGGAAAATGATGATTTAAGTGATAACGAATTTGTCATGGTTCATAGAGAGGATGACCATAATGTTCATTTAGAGATTCATTCTAAAGCCAAAGATACTAAAGCTAAATTCGCCCATGTTGAAACCCATAAAAAGGCTTTATCAATTAAAAAGGTTAATCCAGAGTTATTTCCCGAAAGCCCCGAAGAAGCGGCGTTTCAGCCACCCGGTACAACTCCATTAGCCCAACCTCAACCCCAACCGGCAATTAAACCATTATCACCTAGCCAAGCACCGGGGAAGGCGGTACAACCTTATGGACGAACTGTTTAAGACTAAAGCGGATAAAGAATCTGCTATATCTCATTTCACTACCCTACAACAGCAACCCGGCTGGAAGCTATTAAAACAGATAGTTGACGCTAACATTGAAGCATTAAGAGAACAGTTAGAAGAAGGCATTGGCGAGGGAGAAACCAAAGAGGATATTGATAGGATTAGAAATAACATTAAACTCTTAAAAGAACACATTAACAAACCTCAAGACATGATTGATAAACTTCAGGGTAAAGCAGTCATAACTAAAACAGAGGAAGATCCGTATGAAACTGTTGAGGATCTTAAAAAGCGGCGTGGCTTGACAGAAGAGGCAGAAACAGATTAAGATTAAATATCATCAATTAGTGAGGGAAAAACCCAACTATGGCAGATCAAGATTTATCAGGATTAGACAATAATTTAACCCCACAAGACACCGACGATTCCGGTGGTGGTGAATCAGGGGAAGAGTTACATCTTGAGGCAGTTTTAGACATAGAGCCAGATCAATTAACAGACGAGCAGAAAACTTTAATTGAAGAGAATAAAGATAACTTAACAGACGATCAAAAAGAAAAGTTTGGTGTTAAAGACGAAGAGCCAGAGCCATTGAAGCCGGAAGATATTAAACCGGAAACCAGATTTAAGACTCCAAAGGTTAAAAAGATTAAAGAGGAAGAAGAGGAAATCGCCCCGGAAGATGAAGAAACCATTGGTAGGGTTTTGGAAAAGAAACTTAAACCATATCAGAAAATGGTAGTTTCCCAAACTGACAGAGGGGAAGTTAATGAGTTTATTGCCGATAAACCTGAATATGCCAAATATAAAGAGGTTGCTTTGAAATACATGGCTAACCCGGCTTATAAAAACATTCCGGTTTTTAATATCATGGCAATCGTATCAGCTAAAGACCAGCAGAGATTAGGGGCTATGAAAGAACGCCAAGCCCAACAGAAGGCAACTCAAACCAAGGGGGCTGACGCCCAACCGGCAAGGAAAACCGGTGGCGGTAAAACAGACTGGCATACTGCCCCTAAAGAAGCATTTGAGGCTCAAATGGCTAAAGTGAAAGGTTATCAGGTATGAAATTTATTAGATAAAAAATAAGGAGAAATATGGCTAAAAAGCTAGAAGAATTAAGTTTAAGTCAATTAAAAGAACAGGCAAAGGAAATGGGGATTGAAGAGTTAGACTCTTTTACTTCCAAGAAACCCTTAATTGCCACTATCAGGGCAGTTAGAAAAACTATTGAGGCTAACAAACCTAAAATAGATCCAACCAAAGACGCTACTGACGCCTTGGAAACACCCAAAGAGAGAAAAGAGATAGAGGATCGCCATTTAGCAAAGGCTGATAGAATGAGGAAACACTTAGAGGCTCAACCTAAAGTCAGGTTTATGATACCGCTTGAAGGCGAAGAAAAGCCCGGAGTGGTTAAAAAAGTAATGGTTAATGGCAGAGAAGAAACTGTCCCGGTAAGTGGGGCGGTTCATTCCTTTACTTTAAATGGATATAAAATCAATATTCCTAAAGGGGTGTTTGTGGATGTAGCTGAACAGGTTGCCGATTATTTATCTCAAAGCTGGAAACTGGCACAGGAAGCCGGAAAACAATGGGATGTGAACCGGACTGATCCTAAAACCGGACAGCCGATTAAATCACAATTATAACGCTTGACAAAGCATTTGGCATTTGTAACAATAGAATTACATATAAATTAGCTTAACCGAAAAACGGAAAGCACTTGTCTTTATAGGCTGGTGCTTTTTTTATAAATTAGAAGGAGAAAAATATGGCTAACACAATTAGATCAGCCACACAAACTGGTACAACCACAGGGACTATTGCCAGAGAAGTTAATAACTTTTATGACAGAGCCTTGCTGGAAAAAGCAGTACCATCTTTTGTTCATAACAGATTCGCACAGGTTCGTGATATTCCGAGGGGATCAGGAACTAACATTATTAAATTCCGCAGGTATGGTTTATTAACAGCCACCACCACCGCTTTAAGTGAGGGTGTAACTCCGGCTGGATCATCTTTAAACGTAACTGACATGGTCGCCACAGTTGCCCAGTATGGCGACTATATTACCTTAACTGATGTAGTCTTGATGGAAACCTATGATCCAATCCTGACTGAAGCCGCCGAGATTTTAGGCGAGCAAGCAGGGGATTCTCTGGATCAGCTTTGTAGAAATGTGCTGGTAGCTGGTGCTTCAGCCCAATACGCTTCAACCGCCGATTCAGTCGCAACTGTCGGGGCGGCTATGAAGTTAGACAGAGCCGAGGTTAAAGAGGCAGTTAGAACCTTAAAGGGCAATAACGCCAGACCGATTACCTCAATGATTAACCCTTCAACTGGATATAACACTACTCCAATCGGGAGATGTTATGTCGGTATCGTAGATCCAGATACTACTTATGACTTGGATGACGCTACTGGCTGGATTCCGGTTGAGAAATATCCTAACAAGTCTAATGTCATGCCTGACGAAGTAGGCTCATTAGCAGGTGTTAGGTTCATTGAATCAACCAACGCTTATAATACGGCAGGAACATTAGTAACAACTGTGTATGGTACTTTGATCTTTGGTCAAAATGCCTATGCTCAAACCAGAATCTCTGGAGAAACGCTGAAAAATATTGTGAAACCGTTGGGTTCAGCAGGTACAGCCGATCCATTAGACCAGAGAACAACCTCTGGGTGGAAAGCTACCTATGTTGCTAGAGTCTTAAACGCTAACTTTATCGTTTGTGTTTATCACGCTGTATCCTCATAAATTAAATAATTAAGGAGTAAATAAATATGGCTATTACATCAACACAAAGCCAACATCCGGCAAGCGTATGTAATGTCGCAGTTGGTCGGTATATTGATACCGGCACAGTTGACGCTTTTACAATCACTACTGGATTTCAACCACGCTATGTCAGAGTTCAGAACCTCGCCGCCACCGGTGCTAGGATGGAATGGTACGAGGGTATGGATGATGACTCTGGCTGGAAAACTGTTGTAGCAGGAGATCAAAGCCTGGCAACCTCAAATGGCATTACTGTATCCGTAAGCGGCTTTACTGTCGGCTTGGATACTGATGTCCATGTTGCCAGCGAACAGATTAGCTGGATGGCACTTGGTTAAAAATTAAATTATTAAATATAGGTCAAGGTCTGTTAATAAATGAAAGGATTAAAATATGTTTGATCTTACAAAGATAAATCAAGAAGTAACTCATGGTAACTTTCCATTAGAGAAAGTCCTTAAAGATATGGCTGGTGGGCTTGGTGAGGATTATCCAGCAGAGGTTTATTATGTTTCCCGAAATGTCCAAGCAACAGGTGATGGTCTTTCTTGGGATACTGCTTTTAAGACATTTGGAGAAGCTATCGCCAAAGTTAATGCCAACTATGCTCTAGGAACTTCACTTTACCCAAGTAAGGGTAGAAACAACATTATTTTTGTTGGTGAGGGTTGGTATAGCGAAGTACCTCTAACATTATCAGCAAGTGATGTTCATATTATTGGCGTAGCACCCGGACACCACGACTCAACAGTTCTATATGGTAGTGCTACCGCAGGTGGATATGATACTGGTGCTGGTGGTCCAGCATTAAAAGTTACCGGAAGCAATAACACAATCGCCAATTTAGGTTTCTTTACTTATGACAATTCTTATGCGGCGGTTCAAAATGGTGAGTTAGCTGGTGCTAACTATGGGAATAAGTTTATCAACCTAAGTTTTGTTAGAGATGTAGCAGATGGTCAAAAATATGGAATACTTGACTATGGTGCTGATGGTACTTTAATCAAAGATTGTTACTTCTCTACTTCCTGTAAAGACGCAGGAGTATGGAGTGCAAGTGATGGAGTTGTAAACCCTGTCAACTTGGTTGTTAAAGACTGCCGATTTGTGGGAACACCAATCGGTATTCAGATCAACGCAGGACATAATGCTGATATTGAAAACAACAGTTTCTTTGACGACACCTCTGATAGAGCAGATGTAGTTGATACCCCAATAGTCGTTAGCGGTACAGCTTTCTGTTTTGGTAATAGAGGTATGACAACTATCGCCAACCTTATAACTGGCGGTGGAACTATCAATGACATTAACAACTTTGGTAGCGACTCTGTTACAACTTAATAATTAGTTAGGAGAAATTATGCCTAAAGCAAAAAAAGTAAAATCTAAGAAAAAAGTTTGTTCTGAATGTGGTGGTACTGGACTTGATCCAAGAGTACCAGCAGAAGATAAAAAACCCTGTCCTAATTGTCTAAAATAATATGGCTAAAAAAGCTGAACATTGTTTAGAGTGTGGAGGTAAAGGCTCTTTTGATGATGGGGAAGTTAAATGTCTTAGTTGTGATGGGAAAGGCAAGGTGTTTGCCTCCGATAAAGGGTATTCGGCGAGATATAATAAACTAATGAAATAGGAGTGCTTTATGGCTAAAGTAGTAAAGGTTCAAACCTTTTCTCTTAGTACGGCTGAAGATGAAGTCTTTTTAGCGGAGTTTTTAGAGGCACATAAGGGCGATATTGAACATATTGTTGCTTATGACAGTAAAATATTAGTAGTTTATAAGGAGTAAAAATGGCATTACTAGATAACACACCATTACCTAGAGATGGATCGGGAAGTTTTTCTATGGTTGATGGCATTTGGTTGCCTTATCCGTGTGAGAAATCAGTTACCTTTGCCGGTGGGACTACTGATGCATGGGGTGATGATGGTGGG